ATTCGAACTACCCGCCTTTATATATAGGCTGTATTTGCTATATATTTCTTTACGATACATCAATACATTGCGTATGTTGTTCATCACTTGAATACCCGTGTAAAATAAAAAGTGTGTACTTTTAGTGTGTACTTTTTTGAGCTGCAAGGCGGTCGAAAACGGCTTGGAGGTTGTCCGCTGTGCGCTCATCATCACCCTCCAGAAAGTGGCTATACTGCTTGTATGTATCCATGCTTTTGCTGTGGCCGATAAGCTGCTTTAAGTCGCCTTGCGGAAGCTCTTTTGCGATGCTGACAAATGTATGCCGCATCTCGTATAGGCTCAACTCTGGCATTCCGTTCACGCGCTGATAGCGTTGCCAGCGGTGATAGTAGGTGTGCATGGATGCCATTGGGAAAACATATTCCTGCCGACCGGTGTAGTGCTTTTGGTCGTTTAGCGTGTCTATGGCGTACTGAGATAATACCACTGTCCGCAATGCGTTTTCGTTTTTGCCGTGGGTGTGCTGCCCTTTTGAGTTGATCGCCTGGTGCAATTCGCAGGCGTTCCCATGAATGTCTTCCCATTTTAAGCCGCGCATCTCGCCTGGGCGAACACCCGTAAAAACCTGAAACCGATAGTAGTTGATAAATTCGTCCCTTACAGTTTTCCCATCCAAAACGGTTGTGTCAACTTTTAACAGTGTTTGCAGGTTTTCAACCGTCAAGACGCGCTTGCCTTTATACCTTGCTGAGGTCGGAATCTCTATTTCATCAAGTTCCAACGTTGTCAGTTTTGACTTGCGGCAAAATTTTACAAACTGCTTGCAGTAATTTACATAGTTTTGCAGCGTTTTCTTGGAAAGAGTATCGTTTTTTCTGCCTTGCGGATGCTTAAACGCATAGTTAATGAGCGCCTGAAAATCTTGCTCGTTCATGGCACTTACAGTCTTTTTGCCTATTTGCGGCAGAAGATGCACCCGCCCAAAAGATTCCATTTTGGTGTGCTCTTCCTCCGAAACAAGCTCTTTTTGCGCAAGGAATTTTTCCCATGCTGCTTCCACGCTTGAACGGGCAGTGCTTATGCCTTTATCCAACCATTCATCTGCTTTTTTGTTGGCTTCCCGCTGGCCTGTGCGCCCAGGCTTGGCACTGGTAAAGGTTTTGCGCTGTCCATCTTTTTGCACGTTGATCTGCCAGCGCTGGGCGGATTCAATCCATTTGGCGGTATTTGTTCTTTTCATGTTGCGGCCCCTTTTTGCGTATGTTATAATAAGGGTGTCAACTTTTTATGTTGACGGCCCTTTATCCCTTGCTGGTGTGGCACCACCGGCAGGGGATTTTTTATTTTTCCCTTGCGTTATATTCGCCGTTGCCTGCCACAACGGCAGCCTCTCCGGCTTGCAGGCATATTTGCAGGCGGTCAAAGTCCGGCTTGGTGCTTTCCGGGCAGGGGTCTGCACCTGTTGCGGTATCTATTCTATAGTTCTGTATTACGGCCTGGCAGACGCGTACACGGCTTTGCATGGACGTATGAGCGTTAGCGCATAACAAGTCTATCTGGCCCGCCCAATCGCTTCCATGCGCCCCACACAGGATATATAGCAGGCGGCGCTTGTACAGGCTCGGCATCTGTTCGATATAATCGGAAAGTGCCTTGTCTACATGCTCGTCCGTCCAGTTTGGGGTATTGGTATCGCTGAATGCAGACGGCATCCAGATGCGCTGCAGCCAGCGCCATGGGGATTGTTTGCAGACGGTGAACCACATCAACAGATCATCGTTTCGGATAGGGGAAAGCCCTTCTTCCCAGTTGCGCACCGTGCGGATATTCACATCCATCTGCCGGGCTACATATTCTTGTGAAAGCCCGGATTCCAACCGGCACTGCGAAAGAATAAGTCCTTCACGTTCTCGGAAATCAGCTCTACTTTCCATTTCATCACCCTCAATTTTTTACATGTTTTGCGCTCTAAATGCGGTAAAATTTTTTTACCGTAGCAATTAAGAAAATATAAAGAAATATTTCTTCAAAAAATGCCATGGAAATAAATGGAAGCCATGGCACAAAAAACATGTTAAGATTCTTACTGTAGTCAAAAAACACAGGAGGAATCAACAATGAATAACGTGGAACGTCTTAAGAATTACCAAAACCGTAATGCGGCAACCATTGAAGCCCTGTACCGTGCTGTGCTGCAAGACCGTGCAAGGAGGGAGGCAGACCATGAAAAAACTGCCTGATTTGGATGCTCCACCAAGACACGGGCGCAAAAAACCGAAAAAGCGGATTGTAAAGACTTGACAAACAAGTATTTTTGTGAAAGTGTCGAAATACAACTTCAAGTTGTGTAAAATACAATCAACGGTTTACGTGGAAAACAATCTATTGCAATCTATTTTGTAAGATTTTAGAACCCTCTGCGCAAGCCCGTCTTTTCCAAAAATGTAAGACGTGACAACGCCTGCGGCATCCATTGCGGGAATGGTAGGATTATCGACAAAGATTCTACTATAGCTCCCTTTTGCCATATTGAAAACATCTTCTTCTGTAAGGGCCGCTTTCTTTTGCACCTTTTTTAATTCCAACATGATGTTTGGGGATATAAATGGGTGGCTGCAATTCATGTCGTAAAACGGCACTTCAAGCAACATGGAAAAAGCATTTTTGTATTTATTTTCGTCCGCTAAAAATTCATACATTAAATACCGCAAATCACGGCATTTTTTTGGAGATGAAAATGCTTCCATATATAGTTTATTATATTGCCCCCATATTAAATCTCGATATGGGATGTCCCTTCGATCATTTACGGCGCGACAAAACTCCGGCAGAGTAAAAGCCCAATGAGCATAGGATTTTCTGTGATAAAAATAAACGTATTCGTTAGCTTTTATTTCTTCTTTTCCCTTATCGGTCAATTTTCCGTTTTCAGCAAATCCCATTGATTCCAGCTTTTTAATAATCGGCCAAACGTCATCAACACCATAATCATAATGCCAGAACTTTGCAACGGGCTTTCCGCTGGAATACTTTTCTAAATAAGAAAGCATTAAAATTTCTGTTGGCTTTAGGCCGTTTTCGTCTGCAAGGTCATCAGCGGAAAGCGCCAAGAAATACTCATTTGCACGCTCTTCCTGTTCTGCGTGCCGCTTTTCTGCTTGTGCTTTGCAGTAATCAGCATACTGCTTTGCAATTTCATCTTTAGTCGGCTCATGTGTAGTTATGGAAACATTTACTTTTGGTTTCGGCTTCAAAAAGTCAAAAAAGCCCATAGTATCACAACCCTATAATAATATATGGAGGTATTATAATGGAACTTACAAAAGAGGATTACTTGAACGAAATCACCAGAATCTTAAAAAAAGCAACGTTGCCAGAAATGGAACTCGTAAACTCATATTTACATCATCTTATAAAATGACAGCACAAAAAGGGGAACGCTTAAGCGTTTCCCTTTTTGTTTGCTATCCGTTCAGCGAGTTTTTCAAGCAATTTCCATTCTTGCGGGGTTAAATCCGATAGCACTTCAATCATAGCGCGTTGAAATGATGCAGATTCATCAGCGGTAATCGTTGCAACAAAATCATTGATTTTCTGTTTTTCGGAAATTTCCCTATATGGCTCGCCGACGCCAGATATAAGCCAATCCGGATTTACATTGTACGCTGCGCAAATTGACTTAATTGTCCTTTCGCTCGGAACGATAATATCAACTTCGTAGTTCCCAATCGTATTTCTTTTTAAATCCAGCCTATCCGCAAATTGCTGCTGCGTTACATTGGCGTCCTTCCTGATTTTTTTTATTCTCTCACCAATTGTCATGTAATCACCTCTTCTAATATGTATTATAAATTATTATATAGCAAAAGTCAAGCGAATTTGTTGAAAAAGTCAACAAAAAAACGCTTGACTTTTGCTATATAATAATTTATAATTGTCTTGTAATCAACAAGCGGGTTACACCGCAGAAAGGAGCCTTTATGAAAAAGAAAATGCCAAATCCCGAAATGTACGGTTTGAAGCAAGAAGATGCCGACCGTGCCGAGCGAATTGTTGAGATGTGCAAAGGGATGAGCGAAGCCGACCTGACCAAGATGCAGAACGCGGCCAACGCAATCAAGCTAGTTCGCGGTTTGTCTGAAGCTGTCGGAGCGTAAAGAGGATGTGATCCAATGATTAAATATAACTGGTATTTTAATCCGGACGAGCAAGACGTGGCCAAAAACAATGGCTATGATCTGGGCTTGATTGGCGATGCAGCCTGCAAGACGGAAAGCCAGGCAATCTGGCACGGCAAAAAGTGGATGAAAGAATCCCATCGAACCGGCACAATTACAGCAATTCCGGCAGAGGACAACCCGCCAATTTGCATTTTGGATTATTAACGAAAAGAGGTGAGAGCATGGCAAACATCGGTTTTACGGCTCTTATCAAGAGCAAAGGCTATAGCCAAAAAAGCCTTGCGGAAGAAACCGGCATTCCTCCAGGTGTGCTTTCCCACCGCATCAACAGCCGCGATATTTGGACATGGCCGGAAGTTAGTGCGGTATGTGCAGCGCTTGGCATTACTTATGACGAATTTGCCACATATTACCCGGTGGCGAATGTACGTAAATCGGAACCTGCACCAATCATCTCGCAAGCTGATCTGGAAGCGCTGAAAAGTCTGCGTGGTGCGCTTTCCGTGATATTGAAGGGAGCATGAAGAAATGACAAAAACAAAAACGCCGCCCCGGTGCACCATCACCGGAACGGCAAAAAAACAGAGCATCGCAAAAAGCTCTAACTGTATTCTATCACTGAAACGCACCGCCGTCAAGTTCGGAATCGTCGCTGGCGGCGTGTATACCGTCGCCGCCGTCGGGCAGTTGCAGCTTGTCGCCGCCGCCGTCGGCATCATCGCCACAAACACCCTGTGCGGGCTGATTTTGAAACAGGAGAAAAACCATTATGAAAAAATTTGAACTGACCGCCGAATTTGTAACGAACGTTTTCGGGAAGAAGCTGTTCCGTATTAAGGCTCTCGTCGCTTTTGGCGACGTTGAGAAGGGAGAACTCGGCGGATTTATTGAGAAGGAAGATAACCTTTCCCACGATGACAATGCGTGGGTCTCCGGCAATGCGTGGGTCTCCGGCGATGCGCGGGTCTCCGGCAATGCGTGGGTCTACGGCAATGCGTGGGTCTCCGGCAATGCGCGGGTCTCCGGCAATGCGGACTACGCCGCCGTTGCAGGCTTTGGTCGCTACTCCCGCACGACCACATTTTTCCGCTGCAAGGATAAAATTCTCCGCGTACAGTGCGGTTGCTTTTATGGTGATTTGGCGCAGTTCCGTGAGATCGTCAAGAAAACCCACGGCGATAGCAAGTACGCCAAAGAATATCTCGCAATTGCCGACTTGATGGAGCTGCATTTTGCGGAGGAGGAAGAAAAGCAGGAGGCAGCCGAATGAATGACCAGCTTTTGGGGCCGCGATCACGCTGCGGGAGGTATTGGCATGAACCCTTTTGAGATTGAGATGGCATTTGAATACAATGACCCGCAAAAATACCAGGTGTTTTTTGAAACTGTCCAAATCGCAATCCTGGATACGAACAACAGCGAACAATGGAAATACAGCCAGATTCGCGCCGCCTACTGCGCTGCAATGAGCGGCATGGCAAAGCGACTGGATGAATCGGAGAAAGCAAACGCCGATGACTGATCTTGATTTTCCCGGCTGCGGCGCGGCTGACGAATACGGCCACCCCATTATGTGCGAGGATTGCATTTTTGGTGAAACGTGCATTGATAGCACAATCAGAAAGGATGAAGATTGATAGATGGATAATGCGTTACAGATTATCACGCTGAAACAGCTCCCGATTATTGAGGAGCATTTGCAGCTTGTGAAATCGGATGTTGAAACCCGCACGCGGAATGCTATACAGCTGGTTTGCACGGAAGAAACCCGCAAAGATGTAAAGAGCATCCGCACCGAACTGAGTAAGGAATTTGCAGAGATGGAAAACCAGCGCAAGCGGGTTAAAGAAGCCATCATGGAGCCGTACAACCAGTTTGAAGCGGTTTATAAGGAATGCATCTCCGACCCGTACAAAAAGGCTGATGCTGAATTAAAAAAGAGAATTGATGAAGTAGAATCTGGGCTTAAATCCGACAAAGAAAAGGACATCCGAGATTATTTCAGCGAGCTTTGCAAGGCGAACAATCTGCCCTGGCTGCGCTTCGAGCAGATGAATTTGAAGATTGGACTTTCGACCAGTGTGAACGGCGTGAAAACGACATTGACTGCAACGGTGCTTAAAATTGCCGAAGAGGTGCAGGAACTTTCCCACCATGAGGACGCCGCCGAGTTGCTGGTTGAATATAAGAAATCGCTGAATGTTGCGCTTGCATTAAGCACAATCCGCGCCCGGCATGAGCAGATCGAGCTGCAAAAGCAGTATGAAGCCCAGCGCCGCGCAACACTGGAACAGCAGCGGGCGGCAGAAGAAAAGGTTCAGCAGGCCGTTGCCGAAGCGCAGGAAACGCAGCAGAGCGCTGCTAAACCGCCAATCGAAGAAGTTACCGCCCAGACAGAAGAAACGCCCACAGAAGCGCCAACAGCCGTGCAGGAGCAAGCACCGGCCACAATCTACGAAGTTAAATTTGCCGTTCGCGGAACTATTGCGCAGCTGAAAAAGCTGAAACAGTTCATCATGCAGGAGGGTATGAGCTATGACGACATCTAATCAGTTGGCACAGAAACCGAAGTTTTCCGTTGCGATCACGACACAGAACTACCAGAATCTAATCAATAACACGCTGCGCGACCCTGACCGCGCCCGCAGTTTCACTGCCAGCATCACGAGCGCTGTCGCTGTGAATCCGGCCTTGCAGGAATGCGACGCCGGTACGATTCTTGCCGGTGCGCTGCTGGGCGAAAGCCTCAACCTCAGCCCTTCCCCGCAGTTGGGTCAGTATTACCTTGTGCCGTTCAAGCAGAAGGCCAAGTATGACCGAGACGGCAACATGATTCGCCCGGAAACCACCACCGCCACATTCGTGCTTGGTTACAAGGGTTACATTCAGCTGGCGCTGCGCAGCGGGCAGTATAAAGACCTCGATGTTATGGTCATCAAGCAGGGCGAGTACATGGGCAAAGACCCAGAAACCGGGAAAGCTCGGTTTAAGTTCATTGAGGACGATGATGTGCGTGATGCCATTCCGACAGTCGGTTACATGGCATTCTTTGAGTATTTGAACGGATTCCGCAAGGTGATGTATTGGAGCAAAGAAAAGATGATGACCCATGCAGACACGTTCTCCAAAGCGTTCAGCCGCAAAGGGTACGAAAATCTGCTGGCTGGAAACGTTCCGCAAAGCGAAATGTGGAAATATTCCTCTTTTTGGTACAAGAACTTTGACGACATGGCAAAGAAAACTATGCTTCGTCAGCTTATTTCCCGTTGGGGCGTCATGAGCATTGACATGCAGACTGCCCTTGAACACGACGATACCATCACGCATGAAAACGATGGACAGTTGATTGCAGAACGTGTCGCATCCTCAAAGGACGTTCGCCTTGAATCTGCTGCACAGCCCGCACCGCAGCTTGAACAGCAGCAGACGGAACAGGCGGTTGAAACAAAGACCGCCACTGCCGAGCCGATGCAAATCGACTTGAGCAGCCTGTAAGATGGACTACAAGATAATTTCAACCGGAAGTCAAGGGAACGCCGTTCTCATTCAAAATACAATATTGATTGATTGCGGCGTTCCATTTTCCCGGCTTGCAGACGATTACAAGAGCTTAAAGCTCGTATTGCTAACACATATCCACGGAGACCACTTCAACCCCGCCACGCTGCGCAAGCTCGCCAGAGAGCGTCCTACACTACGTTTTGCCTGTTGCGTGTGGTTATGTGCAGCCCTTGTGGATGCTGGCGTTAAAGCAAGCCAGATTGACGTAATAAGCACCGAGCGATGGTACATATACAACGGTCTGTGCCGGATAAAGGCGCAGGAAACAAAACATGATGTTCAGAATTGTTGCTGGCACATCGGATTGCCGAGTACACCTGTTGAGCGATTATTCTACTCCACTGACACAAACAATCTGAACGGCATAACAGCCAAAGGCTATGATCTCTATCTTGTCGAAGCGAACTACACGGAAACGGATATTCATGACCGCATCGCTGAAAAGAAAATCAACGGCGAGTATGTGTACGAAAAGCGCGTGATGCGCGAGCACTTGAGCAAGGAAAAAGCAGATGACTGGCTGTATGCAAACATGGCGGCATATTCGGAATACATCTATATGCACGGCCATCAAGAAAAGGACAACTGAATTATGGACAAAGCCTATATCAAACTATGGCTCGATTACAGATGCTATTTTGAGACGCTCAGTGACGCTGAGGTGGGGCGCTTGGTGCGTGCGATGCTCGACTATGAGATAGACGGAGCAGCGCCAGAGTTCAGCGGGAGTGAGCGTATACTATGGCCTGTAATGAGAAGAAACCTTGATATCGACCATGAATTCCTTGAAAAACAGTCAAAAAACGGTTCCAAAGGCGGCAGACCAGCAAAACCCAAAGAAACCCAACAAAACCCAGATAAACCCAAAGAAACCCAACAAAACCCAACAAAACCAAATATAGAAAATAGAAAGAAGATAATAGAAGATATATCTTTCGTATCTAACGATACTCAAGATATATGCAACGCTGAAAGCGTTGCTGCGCGCAAGCGCGCACCTGCATACTCTGCGAAGAAAGCGATTGAGGATTATACACAGGATCCAGAATTGCGGGAACTGCTGATTGAATGGCTTGACAACCGCAAGAAGCAGCGTGCACCGGAAACTAAGGGTGCTATTGGGCAGAATCTCGAAAAGCTGGCTGGAATGGCTGCACAAAGCAATTTGAGCTTGCAGGAATACATGCGCGAGGTTGTGCGCAAAGGCTGGCAGGCGTTCTATCCGATACGTGATGCACAGCAAGCAGCGCCGCAGCGCCGTGCAGATGGGAGGGATTTCGATTGGCTGACGGGGCAATGACAACCATGCAAGACCCGATGCAATCCGGGTATTTACAGCCGCAGCAAGAGGGCAAGCACTACATCATGGGCTATATTGCCGCCCGCTGGCCGAATTTCGGCGCAGGGAAAAAGGCAGAGCAAAAGCGTCAGATGATTGCCGTGTGGGAGCAGGATTTGGCGGATATTCCGCTTGCGCTGCAAAAAGCCGCTCTTGATGCAAAAGCAAGAGCCGGGCAGTTGTTCCCGCCATCTTCCCCAGCTGAACTGCGCCGCTGGTGCGAAGAAGTACAGCCATCCATGACAGCACTTGATGTTGCTGTGTATCAGACAGCGCTTGAATGCAATCTGCTGGATGCTGATTTTTGCAGGCGGCAAATCGCAAAATACAAAGCGGCACAAGCCGCAGGCCGCAACGCATATGCAGGATGGGAGGGATAATATGCGGAAAACAACGATTCCTACCCCTACCGAGGATGCAGAACAGATTGCCTTAATGCAGTGGGCTGAGATGCAATCCGGGAAATATCCACAGCTGAAAATGCTGTTTCACATTCCTAACGGCGGGAAACGCAATCCGCGTGAAGCGGCAAGATTTAAGCAGATGGGCGTGAAACCAGGCGTCCCAGATTTGTATTTGCCCATCAAGCGCGGTGAGTATTACGGGCTATTTGTGGAGCTGAAACGCCAGAAAGGCGGCATTGTAAGCCCATATCAGCGCTATTGGCTGCAAAAGCTGCGCGCCGAAGGGTACGCCGCAGAGGTTTGCCGGGGCTGCAACGATGCGCAAGGCGTTATTCTGAGCTATCTGACCGGGCAATACAAGGAGCGTGAACTATGATCGGAACACTATCCGCCCCATGCGAGCATTGTCCGGAACGCCACGCGCTATGCCACAGCGCTTGCAGCAAATATCTTGCGTACCGCGCCAAGATGGATGACATCAGCAAGCAGCGCATGCAGGCTCAGGCGTTGAACGAAGCGGATGTGCTCAGGGGAGACAAAATCCGGCGGGATGTGAGGAATCACGGCCTGCCGGGCCACAAGAGGAGATAATATGAAAGCCAAAATACAGCTTCCGGCCTGTTACAAGAAAGAGGCGGAAGCTTATATTGCAAAGCTTGAAGCCGAATCAATCGCAAGGGTGCATGAGGAAGTGATGAAAGAACGGCAGGATATTGCCTTGAGGTCACTGTATTTGTGCCTACTGGCCTGCTATCAGGTGGGGCTAAAGCCGTCCACGCTGGTTAAAATCCAGAACGCCATGAGCGGCCCCGTCACGGAAAAGTATTCCAGCTACCGCGTTGACCAGCTGGCAGACACATGGGCGCAGGTTACGCTGCAAAACATCGGGGTTGATGTGGATGAAACGGGGGAGCAATTATGAGCTTTGAAACGCCTGAAAATATGGATAAATTTAGTAAGGAGTGAGACTATGGACGCAGTTGAATATGTGAAAACCCAATTCAGATTGTGCAGAAGCAAAGACAGTTGTTCTGAATGCCCATTGCAAGACAAAGAAAATTGCTGCTGTATCATGGATACAATCGAATACGCAGAAAAGTCTGTGCGGATTGTTGAGCAATGGGCAAAAGACCACCCCGTAAAGACCCGTCAGAGCGAGTTTTTGAAGCAATTCCCGTCCGCATTTACCTCCGAATCTGTACTCCAAATCCAGCCGTGTCTGATAGACAAAGATATTAAGCTAAAATACCACACATGCTTTTTTTACAATTGTGATGATTGTAAAAGAAAATTTTGGCTCACGCCCATTGACGAAAGCGAGGAAAAGTAATGAAGCCACAAGATTTTGTAAAAGAATTTAATCGTATGTGCGAAAGCAACCGGAAAAAATGCAATGGATGCCAGTTTGTCGCAATGTGTTCGTGTAATCTGTTAGATATTAAGCCGGAAGAATTTGCCCAAATGTATGACGCGGTTGCCGAGTGGAGCGACAGCAACCCCGTCAAGACCCGCCAGAGCGAGTTCTTGAAGATGTTCCCAAGAGCAAAAGTTCGTGATGGCGTGATTTCTTTGTGTCCCCAATTCTACTGTATAACTCTTCTAGGAACGGATTTTACAGGGTGCAACCCGAATGATTGCGCCAAATGCCTCCGTGAATACTGGCTTGCAGAGGTGACGGACAATGACTAACATCACAACCTTGCGACCCGGCGAACACTTTATGTTCAAGAATTACGAGTGGGTCTGCCTTGACCCAAACCACCCTGATGGCGGCGTGCTGGCTATTATGGCAAAGCCGTGGGCAAAAGAAGTAAAGTTCTGCCCAAATGATAAATTTGCCGATGAGAAAGGAAACTGGAATAACTACCGCACCAGCAATGTGCGCGGGGTTCTATCTGATATGGCGAACGCTGTTTTTGAGAAACAAAGTCTGCTGAGACATAACGTTGACCTTGTTGCCGACAACGGCGACAGAGCTTATGGCACTGTACAGGACTTTGTTTTTATCCTCACTTGTGATGAGCACAGAAAGTATCGTGATTACATCCCGTACTACGACAGATGGATTTGGACTGCCACGCCTTTGAGCTGTGGTGATAAGGATTCCGACGCTGGGGAATCGATCGTCGTTCGCACTGTGAACGATGATGGTATGCTGTACAACTACGGCGCGTGCAACGGCGGCGCTGTCGCACCGGCTTGTATTCTCAATCCTAAATTTCTTAATCTGCGCCAGAACATGGCCTATGTAGAGGAGGTATCAGAATGAGCACAACAATAGGCTGCCCGATTCCGGGCGCAAGCCAGCCGAAAGAACAGCCCCAAACGATAGTGGAAAGAATCGGTGAGCCTGCATTTCTTGAACAGCTTGCAGAAGAGTGTTCAGAACTTGCGCAAGCAGCGTTGAAATCCGCGCGGAAGTATCGCGGTGAAAACCCAACGCCTAAAACAATTGACGAATGCTATGATGCTTTGCAGGAAGAAATTGCAGACGTGATGCTTTGCGTGAGCGAATATCTTGATTGTAAAGGGCCTGATTATCTTAATTGCGTCATGCTGACGAAACTCAAAAAGCATGAGCGCTGGGAACGGCGATTGAAGGAGGTAGGAAAATGAGCAAATAACATGTGCGGCTGATTGATGCAAATGCACTTAAAAAGCGTGTTATAAAGGTAATGTTTCGTGATTGTCCAGAAAGTGGCGAGTTTTACGCAGTTGGAACTGGTGACATTGATATTATGCCCACCATCGACCCAGAGTCCCTGCGACCTACGGCGCATTGGGAAAACGAGGAAGATTTCAACGGTGACCCCGTTGTTTGGTTCTGCTCCGCCTGTAAGGAAAGATTTTTTCTATATGATGGTACGCCAGAATAAAACGATTATAAATATTGCCCATATTGCGGTGCAAGGATGGTGAACGAAGATGAATAACCCGGTAAAAATCATTGATAAAGCATGTATGAGTTACATAATCGACCACCAAAAGGAGAAAAAAGGATTGTATCTATCTTTGGAAAATTGTGAAGGTGGTGCTGTCGTGGTAGCTTGCGACAATAGCACGGGCTTTGCATATATCGAAGAATTTGACAGCGTGAAAGCTGCTATCAAGTGGTTGCGGAGGGAAGAATGAACCAAACATTTTTTGACCCAGTAAACAGCAAGTGCGTTTCTTTTGACGGCGTGCCGAAGATTGCCGATTTTGGTGATGCAAACGATTTGATTCGGCGCGGTGATGCGTTGAAAGCCATTAGAAAAGCATGTATCATTGCGCATTTACCGTTCGATTCCGCCACGCCTGAAGGACAGCGAGTAATGGAAGCTCTATATGCGGTATGGAAAGTGAAAAAAGAGGGAAAGACGCATGACAGTATTTGACGCAAACTGCATCTACACAATCAAATGCCTTGCTCTGATCTTCGTTGCAGCGCCGGGAGCGATGCTTATCGGCGCATTGCTGATCTACTTGTTTGCACTGTGCTGCAAACAGATTTCAGGGATTTGGAGGGAGCAAAAATGAACATTTTCCTTTCGATTCTTGGCACCGCGATTGTCACAATTTTGATTGCGGGAGCCTATTCCATCGGCGTATCTGTCGGAAGAGCTACGGCGGGATATGAAGATGATGACCGGGAACCGGTAATTTACATGGATCACACGCATGGAGGTGACGAACCTTGAAATATGTTGATAGGCCGTGCGCTTTCTGCGGAAAAATGATGAAAGGTGTTGCAGCTTCCAGAATGTATCATCCGGGATGCCTAAATGCCAGCCGCAGAGAACGATACAAAAAGAAAATGCTGGAAAAGGCACAAATGCAGGGAAAGCCAAAAGAAAGCAAGGTTACAAAGGCAACAAAGCCCGCGCCTAAAATTAAACAAATCACTGATCCTTGTGAATCATGCAGATGGAAAACGGGTGGGGCTTGTGTATTGCCTCGATGCTTAAAAAGAGTTGAACAACGGCGAAGGGAGGAATTAGCAAGTGCAATCCGAGAACGAAAGAAAGCAGAAATGGCTTTGGCGTTATCAGAACAGCCGCAGAGCGGAAGCACGGATAAGAAAACAGATTCTTGATGAAATGGACAGAGCAACGGCAACCACAAAAGCCCTTTCCCCTGTTGTGGTATCCGGGGGCAGCGGAAATAGCAAAATCGAAGAAGCCGTTGCCATTATGCAGGAACGCCAACAAAAACTATATGCCCAGTTAATAGAAACTGAAGTAATCCGCAGCGAGATAGAAAAGGCCATTGGCTCCATTCCAGCAGGCTTGATGCAGGATATCTTACACGAAAGATACATCGTTGGGACGCCTTATTGGTGGATGATTGCCAACAACTTGCACATCTCCGAGAAGTGGGCACGGGAAAATCACAGAAAGGCTATTGATGCCTTAAAAATCTAAAAGAGTGCCGTTTAGTTCCGTTCCTACATGTTAAAATTGTTATGATGAAAGTTCCAAAAGAACTTCATACTCCCCTTATTTGTCTCTTTCCAAAAAGTATTCGCCGGTTTCCATCACCCACCGGCGAATATCTTGTTGCAATAGCTCAATCGGAAGAGCACCCGGCTCATAACCGGGCGCATGGGGGTTCAAATCCCTCTTGCAGCACCAGAGTACGCTTAGCGGTGTACAACCGGCACTATGTGGGCCGTTATCAGCCATATAGAGCTTGACAGGGCTTACCTTGTCCGCTGCGCCTGCCAGGATGTCAAGCGCTTGGCAGGCGATATATACCGTATAGCCATATTTAAGGGCGCTGCGTTCCGAAGCAACGGCGCGGCGGAGGGTGCAAGGCCACAATACGGGATTATAAATAGAGGGAATCAAAAAACAGGCGTACCATCACGCGCATAGCACTGGATGCCGCCTGTAGCGTTGCGGATTTGCTCCCCGCAACGGGCGAGACCGGCACAGCAGAAACCGGTAGGGAGGGAACGCGCTTTCCTCCGGCGCAAAGGGGTTTAGGGGGAATCAAGCTCATGCAAACGCATGGGCTTTTTGTTTTGCATAAAGGAGGAAGTTATGCAAGTTGTAATGAAATCGCTGGAAGAAATCCAGCCATACTCAAAAAACGCAAAAAAGCACGATGCAAGGCAAATCAAAAATGTTGCCGAAAGCATCAAGCAATATGGATTTGTGCAGCCGGTCGTTGTGGACAAAAACAACGTTATTGTGATTGGGCATTGCCGCGCATTGGCTGCAAAAAAGCTGGGAATCAAAGAAGTACCGTGCGTCTGTGTGGACGATTTGACACCAGAGCAGGTGAATGCCCTGCGGCTTGTGGATAACAAAAGCAACGAGAGTGACTGGGACTTCGGACTGCTGAAAGATGAACTGCCGGAGCTGGATTTGTCGGCGTTTGATTTTGATTGGGGGCTCCCAGAAGAAGCGACAGAAGAAGTTGTAGAAGACGATGCGCCGGAGGTGGATGAGGAATCCGAGCCAATAACAAAAAAAGGTGACATTTGGCAGCTTGGCAGACACAGGCTTATGTGCGGCGACAGCACAAAAAGCGACGATGTAAGCGCTCTTATGGGGGGGCGTCTTGCAGACATGTTGCTTACAGACCCGCCGTATAATGTCAATTATGGTTCGGTGAGAGATGTAAGCGAAGCAGTGAAAAGGCATCGACGCACGGATGGGCTGATGATAAAAAACGATAACATGGACGATGATTCGTTCAGGAAATTCTTAACGGACGCATTTACGAGTGCAAACGAAGCGTTAAAGCCGGGCGCGGTTTTTTATATATGGCACGCAGATAACGAAGGGTACAACTTCAGAGGCGCGTGCAGGGATGTAGGGTGGAAAGTTAGAGAATGCCTTATTTGGAATAAAAATACTTTCTGTATGGGACGCCAGGATTACCAATGGAAACACGAGCCGTGCTTGTATGGATGGAAAGATGGCGCGAGCCATTTGTGGGCAAGCGATAGAAAGCAAACGACCGTTATGAATTTCGACAAGCCGAGCAAGAGCGATTTACACCCAACAATGAAGCCCGTTGCCCTTTTTGATTACCAGATCAAAAATAATACAAAAGGCGGAGACATCGTGCTCGATTTGTTCGGCGGAAGCGGAACCACAGTTGCTGCGTGCGAACAGAACGGGAGAAACGCTTATGTTATGGAGCTAGATCCTAAATACTGTGATGTGATTGTAAAGCGATGGGAAACCCTGACAGGGAATAGGGCGGTGCTGTTAAATGACAATTAAAGAAGCGCGAAAAATAATCGAAAAGACAGACAGCCCGTACTTAAAAAGGGACATGCAGAAATTCATTCAACGCCAAAAGAAAAAGGAGGGCGTTTATGGCAAAAACAGGACGCCCGAAAAAAGAGATCGATCAAGACCGCTTTGAAAAACTATGCGGGTTACAGTGTACAAAAGAAGATATATGCGATTTCTTTGGCGTAACGGACAAAACGATTGATGCGTGGTGCAAAAGGACATACAAGGAGAGTTTTTCCGTAGTTTTTAAGCAAAAGCGAGGAAAGGGAAAATGCTCTCTGCGTCGGTATCAATTCGCCCTCGCCCAAAAAAACGCAAATATGGCAATTTGGCTCGGCAAGCAGTATCTGGGGCAGAGTGATACGCCAGAACAGAAAGAGGATAGCGGGGTGCAAATCATAGATGACCTGTAACAGATTATCAGCTATGGTCTCCCCATGCTTTGCTGAAGCGCACCGGCAAATCAAGGCTGGCAACGTAAAAGAACTACTTGCAAAGGGCGGGCGCGGCTCTACCAAATCAAGCTATATAAGCATAGAGCTAATTTTGCAGCTTATCAAGCATCCGCAATGCCACGCGGCAGTGTTCCGAAAAGTCGGCAACACACTGCGTACAAGCGTGTATGCACAGATCGTCTGGGCCATCAATGAGCTTGGCTTGCACGACCATTTTCGTTGCACTGTCTCCCCGATGGAATGCACCTATTTGCCAACTGGGCAAAAGGTGCTTTTTTTCGGCGTTGATGACCCAGGAAAAGTAAAGTCAATCAAAGTTCCGTTTGGCTATATCGGCATCTGCTGGTTTGAAGAACTAGACCAGTTTGACGGGGAAGAGCAAATCCGAAACGTGGAACAATCCTGCCTGCGCGGCGGCGATTGGTTCATTACGTTCAAAAGCTTCAACCCGCCTGCAATGGCGCGGAACTGGGCGAACGGGTACGCTCTGAAAGCGCGGGCGGGAAAGCTGATACATCATTCCACCTACAAGACAACGCCCGCAGAATGGCTTGGAGAGCGGTTCCTGGCCGATGCTGAATATTTGCAGCGCACAAACGAAACGGCCTATCGACACGAGTATCTGGGCGAGGTTGTCGGCAGCGGCACAGCAGTATTCGAGAACCTGAAAATTCAACCAATCACAGACGAGCAGTTGAAAACATTCGACAGAATCAAGCGCGGTGTTGACTGGGGCTGGTATCCTGACCCGTGGGCATACAATGCAATGCACTTTGATGCAGCCAGGCGCACGCTGTACATCTTTGATGAGCTGACACGGCGCAGAACCAGCAACCGAGACACCGCGCAGCTGCTTTTGGATAGAGGGCTGACGCGTGAGGATAAAGTCTGCGCGGATAGTGCCGAGCCGAAATCCATCGCGGACTATAACAAGTACGGCGTGAAAACATTCCCTGCACGCAAAGGACCGAAATCGGTTCGATACGGCACAAAATGGCTGCAAATGCTGGAAGCTATTGTCATTGACCCGGAACGATGCCCGGACACAGCAAAAGAGTTTAGCGAGTACGAGTACGAGCGAGACGCGAAAACGGGGGAAGTTTTGGAGGGGTATCCAGACATCAACAACCATCACATTGACGCTGTGCGTTATGCGATGGAAAGCACAGCGAACAAGGCGGGAGACACCGCCGAAACCAGATACAAGAGCATTTTCGTGTAAAGGCGGTGATAAGACGTGAAAACATACCAAGATTTTGTGTCGGTTGGCGAGGACGAAAAGGCCCGCATGAGTTTCATACTGGGCGCAATCAATGAGTATAAGGCCGACCATAGCACACGCCTTGCAGCGAACGCCAACAAGTATTACCACGGAGAAAACCCTACAATCAACAAATACGAGAAAATCATCTACGACATGCAGGGCAAGGCGCACCGTGACATGTACACGGCAAATCACAAGATAGCAAGCAAGTTCTTTGGCTTTGTCGTAGACCAAGAAGTTTCGTATTTGCTTGGTAACGGCGTTTCATTTCAGAAGCCGGAGACAGAAACGGCGCTGGGTGCGACGTTTGACGAAGATATTATGGACGCTGCCCGCCATGCTTTGATTGACGGGCAGTCTTTTGTGTTTTGGAATCTCGACCATGTGCAGGTGTTCGCAGCAGAGGAATTTGTTCCCCTGTACGACGAGGAAGACGGATCCATGAAAGCCGGAATCCGTTTCTGGCAGGTGGCAGACGATAAGCCACTGCGCGCCACGCTGTACGAGCTTGACGGGTACACAGAGTATCAAAAGCCCAAAAGCGATGATATGGCGATTCTCAAGCCGAAACGCGCTTACAAGTTGAAGCTGCGCACCAGCGAGGCAGACGGCACAGAAATTTATGACGGTGAAAATTATCCGGGATTTCCCATTATCCCGCTAAAAAACGGCGAGCAGGCCCACAGCGAGTTACAGGGGCGACAGAATACTATTGACGCGCTCGACCTTGCCAGCAGCAATATGGTAAACAATGTGGATGAGGGAAACCTGATCTACTGGGTTTTGACCAACTGCGGAGGCATGGACGAGCAGGACGATACAAAGTTCATTGATCGTCTGAAAACGACCCATGTCGCCCATGCTGACGGTGACGAGGGCGCGAAGGCCACGCCACAGAGCATCGAAGCGCCGTTCCAAGGCACGCAGGCGACTATTGATATGCTCACCAAAAAGCTATACGAGGACTTTCAGGCTTTTGACTCTGCGGCTGTCAGCGCTGGCAACCAAACTGCAACGGCTATCAAAGCCAGTTATGTGCCACTCGACCTGAAAACTGACAAATTTGAAAGCTGCGTGACGCGCTGCATCAAGGGCATTTTGGCGGTTGCAGGGCTTGATGACGAACCGACATACACGCGCAATCAGATTATCAACAAGCAGGAAGAAACGCAGACCGTGATGCTGGGCGCGGAGTACTACGATGATGAATACATCACCAAAAAGCTGCTTACCATCCTCGGAGATGCAGACCAGTACGAGGACTTGATGCGCCGCAAGGCTGCCGAAGAGCTAGACCGTACAATTACCAACTCGCCACCTAACGAGCCGCAGAACCAGCCGGGAGAGGGAATGAACGGCAATGGTGAGACCTGATTACGCCCACAAACTGACGGATGAACAGCTCGCCGATCTGGAACAGCGCATCGCAAAGCTGTACAAAGAAGCTGCTGACGAATTGACCGACACGGTGAAAGCCTATTTTGAGCAGTTCGAAAAGCGCGATGCCGCTATGAAAGAAAAGCTCGATGCAGGCAAAATCACCGAACAGCAATACAAGCAGTGGCGGCTTGCGCAGATAGGGCGCGGGGAGCGTTTTAAGGCGCTGCGCGATAAAGTGGCAAAAAGATACACCGATGCAAATGCAACGGCTGTGGCATACGTCAATGACGCCACGCCGGGCATCTACACGCTGAACAGAAATTATGCAGCTTACAAAATCGAGCAGGTTTCCGACAAAGCAGATTTTACGCTGTGGGATGAGCAGACCGTGAAGCGACTGATCGTGGAACAGCCTGATCTTATGCCGTACTACCCGCCAAAGCGTGCATTGCAGCGCGGCATTGACCTGAAATACGGAAAGCAACAAATTACAGCCAGCGTGACAAGCTCCATCTTGCAAGGCAAGGGAATTGGCAAAATTGCGGATGACCTGCAAAGCCGTATGCAGGACATGAACCGCACGAGCGCCATCAGAACGGCACGAACAGCAGTCACAGGAGCACAGAACGCGGGACGGCTAGATACTTACCGTGCAGCGCAGGAGATGGGAATCAAGCTGAAAAAGCGCTGGTTGGCAACACTAGACAACCGCACGCGCCACGCCCATGCAATGCTTGACGGGCAGACGGTCGATGTAGACAAGCCGTTTAAGGTTGACGGTTACGAGATTATGTACCCAGGCGACACTTCCGCGCCGGGGTATCTTGTTTATAACTGCCGATGCACCCAAATTGCAGAGGTTGACGGCGAGGACACAAGCAGCGGCGGCAGACGCGCTATTGACCCAGAAACAGGGGAATCTGTGCTTGTAAAAGATATGACCTATGCAGAGTGGGCGGGATGGAAAGAGAAAACATCGCCTACTCCAAGAGCGGCATTTTCCAGCTTGCGAATATTCAAAACGTTGCCACTGTCAAAACTCTAAAGACGATAAAAGAACGATACGAAGCGGCCCCTGATGCGGTAAAGAAAATATGGGATAAATGTTCGTCTCAATTCAAAGCTCCCGTGATTGATGGTACACCGCTTGGCGGCGCGTATAATCCATCCGACAGGGCAGTCCATTTCGATAAAATAGAAACTGCTTTCGGCTCAAACAGCTATAAAAAAGCGTGTACAACATTTTTTCACGAATATGGGCATAATATAGACCATATACTGGGGGAGAATGGCTTTTATAGCACGGAATACAAAGATGGTATCCTTGGCAAAACGATAAATAGAGAGTGTGAGGAAACATATACAGATTTCTGGCTCAAGGTGAATAATAAAACTGTATATGAAATCATAAAGGATAAGCAAAACGGCGCTGGCGGGATGGGAATATCCGGTTACATGAAAGAAGCAATAAAAGGCAGTGTTCCAAAAGACGAATACAGGAAATTGAGGAGAATCATAAATGATTCTGCTGATTCAGATGAAATTTTAAGACCGCTGTTTGACAAGTATTGCAATCAAAGCGCAAAACATGATATACTTGATGTAATATCAAAAGATAAAGAAACTGCAAAAAAATTCTGCGATACCGTTGTCAGAAATTATAATGATGTCGAGAGATATTCTGTATCTGATATGTATGAGCGTTTTATGCTTGACAAATTCGGCATTGGACAGCCGTTTGGCTCTGGACATGGAACGTATTACAACAACAATAAAGACTATGGCGTGTGCGTTGAGACCTTTGCTGAAATGGTGGAGGCATCTTGCGGAAACGATGACTCATTAAAAACAATTAAAAAGTTCTTCCCTGAATCGTATGATGTTTTTTTGGAAATGCTTAGAGAGGCCATGCAATGAGTAATTTGATAGATGAGCTTTTGAGTATGCCGCCGGCAGAAAAAAGTGCGGAGGAAATTGAGCTTGAAAAAGCAAGAGATGAGTACGAAAAACATTTTGGAGAAAAATATGGTATTGGATGGGGATTTGAAAACCAACCAACGCATGAAGAAGAAGTAAAAGCAATATATCGTTGCATCAATACAAACACTCGACAAAAAAGAGCCACATACAATCCTGATCTAGTATACTAACGTGAAAATACAGTTTGAAGATCATAGTGACGAGGTATTGGAAGCGATGGAATCCGCTTGCCAGCGAGCGCTGGAAAAGTGCGGGATGGTAGCTGAAGGGTACGCTAAAAAGCTATGCCCAGTGGACACTGGCAATCTGCGTAAAAGCATTACCCATATGGTAAACGACGGCGAAAAAGCTGCGTATATCGGAACAAACAGCGAATACGGCGTATATGTAGAGTGCGGCACGGGCGTTTATTATCCGGGCGGAAGACAAACGCCGTGGGTGTACCAAGATGCAAAAGGCGATTGGCATTTGACGCACTGGCAACGGGCAAAGCCTTTTATCAAGCCTGCTGTCTCTGATCATGCAGAACAGTACCGAAAAATTATTAAGCGAGAGCTGAAAAACGATTAACGTTTTCCAGCTTTTTTTATTTGAAAGGAAAGCACATGAAAAAGATTCTTTATATCGTAATTACGATTATGGCTGCGGCGCTGCTTTTGTGCGGCTGTTCCGAAGCCGATAGAGCAAACTCCAATATTTCTAAACAGGCAGATTACTTTGAGAGTGAACGAAAAATCACCGTGTACAATGCCAGAACAGACAAGGTCATTATGGAAGCTGAGGGGTATATGTCTATCTCCAATAATTCCAACAATGAGCTTGTCTGCACCGTAAAGATTGGCCCCGACACTTACAGGAAGAATTACATTTACCTAAATGACTACACAATGTATGTTGTCGAGGATATTACAGGAACACACACAGACCCGTATCATTACAAGCTGTATTTCCACACAAATGTGCTGCCCAGCGTTGAAGTGAAACCGTAAAACGCAAGTTTACCTAGCAACTACCGAGACTTTCTAGGCGGTTGCTATTTTTATACGCAAAAACGGCGAAGCACTGCTGTTTTGAATAAATAAAACTCAAATGGCGAAGAACCGCCACCGAAGAAAAGGAGAGACCCCCCCATGGCAAAATTTACACGCGCTGAAATCCGTAAAATCATTGGCGAAAGCTGCACTGACGAAATCGAAAATCAGCTGGTGGCGCTCCATCTTGGAGTAGTTGACCCGCTGAAAGATGATGTCACGCGGTATAAAGCCGATGCAGAAAAGCTGCCGGGCGTTCAGAAGGAGTTGGACGACCTGAAAGCGCAGGGCGACGGCGGCTACAAGGCTAAGTATGAAGCAGAGCACAAGGCTTTCGGGGAATACAAGGCCAACGTAGATGCTGAAAAAACGACGGCTGCCAAAGAAAAGGCACTGTCCGACATCCTGCTGAAAATCGGCATTTCTGAAAAGCGGGTTTCGTCTGTCGCACGGCTGGCAAAGGGAGATGGCTTGCTGGACAAGCTGGAACTGGACGATAAAGGCGCTATCAAAGACGCTGCTACGCTTGAAAAGAGCCTCAAGACCGATTATGGCGAGTACATCACCAAGAGCAGCACCAAAGGCGCAGACACGTCTACTCCCCCCGCCAACAATGGCGGAAAGGCCCTGACGCGGGAGGACATCTACAAGACGGACGACAAAGGCCGCTATGTACTGTCCACCGCAGAGCGTCAGGCTGCGCTTGTAAACCTTATGCAAAACGAATCTGACGATTAACAGAAAGGAGCCAAAATATGGCTGCAAAAACTAACCTGACTACCGCCGCCCAGATTACTGTCAACGCCCGAGAGGTTGACTTTGTCACCCGCTTTGGCAAGAACTGGGACGCGCTGCGCACCATCATGGGCATTATGCGCCCCATCCGCAAGGCCCCCGGCACAAAGCTGGTATCCTATGAGGCCTCTGTTGACGGCACTCTGGCTGGCGGTACGTCCGTTGCCGAAGGCGATGAGATTCCGCTGACCAAGATGAAGGTAGAGCCCAAAACCTACGGCGACATTGAGATTGCCAAGTATGCTAAGAGCGTATCCGTTGAGGCAGTCGCCAAGTACGGCGCAGATGTTGCCGTTGAAAAGACCGACGAGGCGTTCCTTGTCGCCCTGCAGAACAAGGTTCTGGGCGACTTCTACACCTTCCTGAACACTGGATCTCTGGCTGTAGCTGCTACCACTTGGCAGCAGGGTCTTGCTCTGGCAAAGGGCAACGTGCTGGACAAGTTCGCAAGCATGGACCGTGATGTTACCGAGGTTGTCGGCTTTGCCAACATTCTTGACTTTTACGGCTATCTGGGCGACAAGGAAATCACCACGCAGACCGCATTCGGCCTGACCTATGTTCAGAATTTCATGGGTTATTCCACTCTGTTCCTGCTGCCAGCAAAGTACATCGCCCGCAACAAGGTCATTGCCGTCCCTGTGGAGAACATCGACCTGTACTACATCGACCCCGCCGACAGCGATTTCGCCAAGCTGGGCTTAAACTATACCGTCCAGGGCGAAACCAACCTGATTGGTGTGCATGTTGACGGCGACTACAGCCGCGCAACTGGCGATATGTACGCTCTTATGGGCATGAAGCTGTGGGCAGAGTACCTGGACGGTATCGCAGTTGCCACCATTACGCCCGCAGAAACCAAGAGCGCAGAAACCAAGAGCGCAGAAACCAAGAGCGCAGAAACTGTCAAGGCAGTAAAGTAAAAAAGAGGGAGTGCAATGCTTGAAGAATTGATGCGGGAGTGCCGAAATTGGTTTGTAGTCCCGAACGGCGTACACCTGGGCACGTTTACCATCGAAGACGGCAGCATTGCGCTGCCTTTTCTAGTTGTGGGGCAATATTTCCGCATTATCGGAAGCACGTTCAACGATGGCGTGTACCAGTACGGTACTGGCGGCTTGACCGATGAAACGTTTGACGGTGCCGTGTGGGCGCTGGCTGTGCCCGCTGCCTTTATTTCTCTGGTTGAGGATGTGGAAGCATGGCGAGACAAGTATGAGAGCGCTGCAAACAGCCCGTTTCAAAGCGAGAGTTTTGCAGGGTATAGTTACACCAAATCGAGCGCAAACAGCAATTCTGGCGGCTCTGTGACGGGCTGGCGAGGTGTGTTTGCGTCCCGGCTGAACAAATGGAGAAAGATATGAGCCTGTTAGATGATTTTTCGCACAGCTGCATCATTATGGACAAGCGGACAAAGCCTGACGGCGAAGGCGGCTATGCTACCGAGTGGAGTGAGGGCGCAGAGTTTGCGAATTACGTTGCATTGGACAGCAGTCTTGAAGCACGGCAGGCCGAAGCGCAGGGTGTGACTAGCGTGTATACCGGCATTGTGCGGAAAGATGTGCCCATCGAGTACGGAAGCGTGTATAAGGACGTGACGACCGGGGCATATTTCCGGGTCACAAGCCGCCCGGAAGAAAAGCAAGCCCCGGCAAGCGCTTCCCCAATGCTGAACGGCCTAAAAAGTTTTACGGCTGAACGATTGCGGGGTGGATTGCCGACATGACAAAGGGCGCTGCATTACAGCAGTTTTTCGGGCAATTTATGACCGCTTACGCCACAAACGCCGTGCCGGATGATGTGACGCTTCCCTACCTGACCTATGATGCCGTGTTTGACGCATGGGGCGGAGGGGCGGTATCGCTGACGGTCAACATGTGGTTTCATACCACGAGCGAAGCGGTGCCCAATGCAAAGGCGCTTGAGCTTTCTGACGCGCTGGGCATTGGCGGCGTGACGCTGCCGGTAGATGGCGGCTTGATTTGGTTAAAACGCGGCTCCCCGTTTTGCCAGGCGCTGGCAGATGACACAGACAAAAACATAAAACGGCGGTACATCAACGTGACCGCCGAATTTTTATGCCTAAATTGAGGTGAAAGAATGAAATTTACTCGTATCCCCGAATCGGCGTTCAAGGAATTGGTTCTGAACGCGGGCTATCTTGCAACTACGTTTGACCCGACTGCCGGTACTGCGCCGGAAGAAAGTGCGCTGCTGGGCGCTACGACCGGCGGCATCAACTTTTCTGCCGTTCCCAGCTTTGCCGACTTCGGCGAAGACATCGACAACTGCCCCAAGAACATGAAAGAGCTGAAGCAGATTGAATCTTGGGATGTCAAGTGCAGTGGCACTTATGTTTCTGCATCCTCTGCCAATGTAAAAAGTATGCTTGGCGCAGCAGAGGAAACAACCACTTCCAAGGTTTCCAAAATCACGCCGCGCAACGACCTGAAGGACAGCGACTTCACGGATTTGTGGCTGCTTTGCGACTATTCGGACAAGCACGGCACTACGAATGGCGGTTTCTGCGCCATCCACATGCTGAATACGCTGTCCACCGGCGGTTTCAGCTTGCAGACCGGAGACAAGGCAAAAGGCCAGATGAGCTTTGAATACACGGCGCACTACTCCATTACCTCGCAGGACACTGTGCCGTGCGAGGTCTATATTAAAGCGGGAGAGGATGAAGCATGATGAAGCTGTTTTCTCAGTTAAGCACCGACGAAGCTGGCGAGGTTGCGCTGAGAATTGCAACTCCCATCACGAACCTGATTGAGGATGAAAACCTTGTTGCGGAAGTGCAGAAAACTATGCCAAAAGGCGACACGACAGTTATTGCAATGAAGCGATTTGGCCTTGCGAAAATCGTAAAACTGCTCAACATTGCAATTAAGCAGCACCGTACCGACATTTACGAGATTCTGTCCCCCTTTAATGGGCTGACGGCAGAGGAAATCGGCAAGCAGAATTTTCTTGCCACCTGCAAGCAGGTTTATGACTTGCTGAACGATAAGGATTTTGTCGATTTTTTCAAATTGTGTCTCGATGGCGGGCAGAACAAGTAATTCCTGTACTGCTGAAAATGCCGAAACTGAGCGCAAAGGCGCTTGTGTCGGCGCTTCCTTACGCCCTAAAGACAGAGTTTGAGGAAATGCAATACAAGGTGTATCTGACGGATAGCGCCTGGAGTATTGTAGCAACGATAACAGGGGCAAAGGATATGCCGCCGAGATACATTGATATTATTCGACCGCCCAAAGTGGATACGCGGACACCAGAACAGGTACATGCAGATTTCAAAGACTTTGCGGCGCGGCATGGGCTGAAAACAAAAGAACGGCAGGAGGTGAGCGAGTAAGTGGACGTTTTTAATCTTTATGCCAAATTAAGCCTGAACACAGACGACTATGAAAAAGGAGTCGAAAAGGCAAAAGGCGGCGCATCGTCTTTGATGGACGTTTTCAGCGGCACGTTGCTTGGCAATGTTGTTTCGGACGGTTTGCGGACTGTAGCCAGCGGCATTACGGAAATAGGGAAAACCGCTGCAAACATGGCCATGTCAATCGGCAAGGCATCGTTGGACAGCTATGCGGACTACGAGCAGCTTGTAGGCGGCGTAGAAACGCTGTATAAAGACAGCGCGGGAATCATAGAGAGCTACGCAAAAGACGCATACAAGAACGTTGGCCTGTCCGCAAACGAGTATATGGAAACATCAACATCGTTTGCTGCTGCTCTGATTTCAAGTTTGGGCGGTGACACAGAAAAAGCCGCTGAAATGGCCAATACTGCGATTTCGGATATGTCCGATAATGCGAACAAGATGGGCACTAACATCTCATCTATCCAAGATGCATATAACGGCTTCGCGAAGCAGAACTACACAATGCTTGACAACCTAAAGCTGGGTTACGGCGGCACGCAAGCTGAAATGAAGCGGCTTATCAAAGAAGCTGCTGCCATGACGGAAACGCAGAAAAAGCTTGGTGTTACGGTCGATTCCAATAGTATGTCTTACGCAAATATTGTGCAAGCGATTCATGTCGTGCAGGCAAACATGGATATTATGGGAACGACCAGCAAAGAGGCGGCAACTACGATTCAGGGCAGCACGGCTTCGATGAGGAGTGCATGGGCAAACCTGCTGACGGGCATTGCAGACCCGGAACAGAATTTCCAAGGGCTGCTGGACGATTTTGTAAATAGCTTCATTGGCGCAGGAAACAACATTATACCGCGCATCAAAGAAATTGTACCTACTTTGATTGATGGCTTGAGCGAAATTGTAACGCAGCTTGCACCTTATGTAAGCAGCGTGATTATGGAGCTAGAGCCGACTATTGAAGAGGGTTTGCAGGCGCTTTTCGGCGGGTTAAGCAGCGTGGCAAACGAATTGCAGCCCATTGTTGCAGATGTGTTCTCGTTTTTTGGCGATGCAATTATTTCCGGGCTGACAAGCGCGATTGAAAGCTCTGATTTTTCTTTTTTGCTGGATATTTTCAATCTTGTGAAAACGGCAATAGAAAATATTGCTAACATTATTGATAGTTTTAAAAACAATGCCAATGCTGCGTGGGATGCGATTTCTGCCAAGATTCAGGAAGTCGTGACATTTGTACAGCCTTATGTCGAAGCGGCTATGCAGGTTATTGGGCAGGTCGTTACGCAGGTCATTACAGATTTGACCCCAGTCATACAGAGCATCGGTGAAGCGTTCAGCGCTGCATGGAGCCTTGTACAGACTGTATGGGCATGGGCAAGCGCATACTTTCAGGCTATCTTCCAGGCAATTGTGGTTATTTTTACGCCGTTTGCTCCGATTATCAGCGGATTCTTTAAGGCGGCTTGGGAGCTTGTAAAAGCTGCCTGGGATATCGCAACAAGCTTTTTCAAAAACATTTTTGACATTATTGCCAATATTTTTTCCGCGATTGATGGCGTGCTTTCAGGTGACTTTCAGAGCGCATGGGAGTCGATTCAGGGCATCTTTGAAGGTGTGTTTGACTTTTTCTCTACGGTCGGCCAAAACGTTGTGGAGGGCATCAAGGGCGGCATTGCGGCTGTTTGGGGTGGCCTTGTCAGCTTTGTGCAGGGCTTGTGGGATGGCATCAAGAGCATTTTTGTCATCGACGCAAGCGACGTAAAAAACAATACGGGGTCTAACAGCCATCGTGCGGGCGGCCTTGACTATGTACCGTATAACGGATATGCGGCTGACCTGCATCGCGGCGAAATGGTGCTGACGGCGCGGGAAGCAGAAAAATATCGTAATGGCGGAAAAACTGGCGGTGATATGGTGTTCCAGATCAGCATTAACGGCATGCAGTTTACGAGTGTTTCTGACATGGCCCATGCGCTTGCAAATGATATTTCCCACGAATTGGAAGCACAGACACGCAGAAAGGCGGCGCTGTATGGATAAAAAGTTCTGGCTGGACGGCGCTTGTAGCCTGGATGCGGGGATTCGGCTGCAAAATGAGCTGACTTTTGGGCAGGCAACGCCGCGAGTTACGGTTACAAGTATACCGGGCCGCAGTGGTGACCTGCACATGTGGGATGGCAGCTACAGCAACGTTACCGGAACGGCAAAATGCTTTGCGCTGGATGCAAACGAGGTTGCGGAACTGCTGCCTGGCATTGCAGAGTTTTTGTGCGGGGAAACCATGGGATACCGGCGGCTCGAGACAGAGGAAGAGCCGGATATTTACCGCATGGCGCGGGTAGAAAATCTCCCTGAGACGGAAATACGGGCAAAAAGACTTGCACCGTTTTCCGTCTCTTTCGATTGCAAGCCTCAGAAATACTACAAATCAGGTGAACAATCTGTTACGGTTGCAAATGGCGGAAAATTGAAGAATCTTACAGGGCGCCCCGCGCTGCCGCTTGTTAAACTGACGTTGACCGGGGACGCAAAATTGCAAATCGGTACAACACAAATTGCGATTACTGGGTATACAGGAAGTATGGTACTTGATTGCGAACTGCAAGATGCCTATAAGGATGGCGAAAACTTAAACCAATACATTACGGCACCGAGGTTTCCCACACTGGGCGCTGGAACAACACAAATCAGTTGGACAGGCGGAATCAGTAGTTGCGCAATCACGCCAAGGTGGTGGACACTATGATACCAAGATATTACGATGGCACTGCTGACATCAAGGGCAATGGCGTTGGGGCATTGAGGGACTGCATCAGCTGCACAATAACAGAAGAGCGCAATGGCAGCTACGAGCTTGAAATGGTCTATCCTGTCGGCGGGCAGCATTATGATGCGCTGGCGCTGCGAGGGTTAATCAAAGCACAGCCAAATCCGTATGCAGAAGAGCAGTTGTTCCGGGTATACCAGATCAGTCGCCCGATTAATGGGCAGGTAACTGTTAATGCTGCACATATCAGCTACGATTTAAGCGGCATCCCGGTTGCCCCATATACAGCATCGACAGCGGCACAAGCACTGGACAGAATTAAAAGCCAGGCAACGGTTGATTGCCCGTATGAATTTTGGACGGACTTGACAACCACTGCTAACTTTGCGGCGAATGTGCCAAGCAGCTTGCGCAGCCTGTTGGGCGGCATAGATGGCAGCATATTGGATGTATACGGCGGAGAATACGAGTGGGACAACTACACCGTAAAGCTCCACAGCAAACGCGGCACAGATAGGGGCGTAAGCATCCGTTACGGAAAAAACCTGACGGATATCACGCAGGAAGAGAATTGCGAAAGCGTCTATACCGGCGTGTACCCTTACTGGGTGGACAACGATGGGAACGTTAAGCAGATAAGCGCCTCGCCCATTGTAGATGTGCCTGACAGCCAATACAGTTTTACGCGCATACTGCTGCTTGATATCAGTCGGGAATACACTGAGCAGCCTACAGATGAGCAACTCAAACAGTATGCCTTAAATTACATTAAGGCGAACAAAATAGGCGTACCAAAAGTAAGCCTTAAACTGAGTTATGCGCAGCTTGAGCAGACGGAAGAGTACAAAGGCAAGGCAATCCTTGAACGTGTTGGTCTGTGCGATACCGTACATGTGGTATTTGAGCGGCTTGGAGTTGATGCGACAGCCAAAGTTGTAAAAACCGTCTACAACGTGCTGCTAGACAGATATGACAGCGTTGAACTTGGCACGCCACGGAGCAACCTTGCAAGTACAATAGTTAACGCCGAAAAAAACACAAAAGCCGAAATAGACAAAACAAAATCCATATTGCAGGAAGCAGTAGATCAGGCAACAAAGCTGATAACGGGCAACCTTGGTGGGTATGTGGTGCTGCACAGTTCTGCTGGCAATAATACACCGGACGAACTGTTGGTGATGGATCAACCCGACATAAACACTGCCACCAAGGTGTGGAGATGGAATCTGTCTGGGTGGGGCTATTCGTCAACCGGCTATGCCGGCCCTTACCGCCTTGCAGCCACAATGGACGGTGCCATCAATGCAGACTTTTTGACAACAGGCACCCTTAATGCAGAGATCATCAAAGCCGGAATCCTAAAATCGCAGACAGGTGATGCGTTCTATCTGGATTTGGTCAGCGGTGAATTGCGGATTAACGCCAAAAGCATAGAGATCAACTCCGAAACCATCTATGATGGAAAAACTGTTGATGCAAAAATCAGCGAATCCGCAAAGCAGATCAAAAGCGAGATAACCCAGAGCGATAAAATCACCGGCGGCGGCAACCTGATCCTTGGCAGCGAGAGCTTCAAGAACGCCGAGCTGAAAGGCAACGCGGTCAGCGGCAGTTCGGTCACGTACAACGATACCGGAAGCGCGACCGTAACAAACGCAGGTTCCAATCGGTATTTCCATTGGAAGACGGTGAACGAACATGCGTCAGCTGGCGTTACCCTGTGCCTGTCCGTTATGTACAAGCCTGTTTCCGGCACGGATGAGCTGTGCATGGAAATCAATTATAACAATACGTGGGCGGTCATCAAAGCTGCTGACCAGATTGAAATTAAGCAGACAGACGGCTGGGTTCTGAGGTACGGGCTGTGGACACCGTCCAGCGATGCTATTGTAAAATGGGTGGATATCGGCAGCGGCTCTACCCACGCAGGAATAGGCAACTACACCAACAAGTTTGAACTGCTGCACCCCATGCTGCAATACGGCAATGCGCCGACCGCGTGGACAGCTAGCAGCGGGGACTACATAACAGAGGAAAACGCCAAAAGCCTGATCTCCCAATCGGCGGATGAGATCAAAACCGAAGTCACCAAGTCAGCGAACCAGCGGATCACCGGCGGCAACAACATTATTGTGGGCACCGACGACTGGAACAATGCGACCCTGGATGCAGGCGGCAATGACCTGAGCAAAAAAGGAACATACACGATCAGCGGCGAATCCGTCCATGTGACGAACAAGGCGCAGAACACCCGATTTCACTTTGCGGCAGACAAAAAGCTGGTCATTGCAAAGGGCATGACCTACTGCGCAAGTGTTCTGTACAAGCTCAACTCCGGCACCGACAGCCTGTTTTTGCAGTTCGAGACCAAAAGCAGCAGCGGCACAAAAAGCTATTACGGCTCCGCGTTCAAGCAGGCCCAGCAGGACATTGAGCTGGATAACGGCTGGAAGCTGCGCTGGGCAGCCTTTACGGCGACCGCGGACGGCTATGCTGACGGCCTGTTCGTAAGCACTGCAAATGACGGCGCCACCGTTACCAACGATCTGACCATCATGCACCCCATGGTGCAGATGGGTAACGCCCCCACTGCCTGGACGGCCAGCACCGGCGACTATCTGACCGCCAACGAAACCAAAACCGAGATCAAGCAGACGTTTGACACCATCAAGTTGACGGCTTCCTCCAGTGGCACTTCCAGCACCATCAAGCTGACGGCGGGCGGAACAGAGATCACCAGCGCACAGATCAACCTATCCGGCGTGGTGACGTTCACGGATTTGAGCACCTGGAACCAGGACAAGACGATCATCAACGGCGGCAACATCACCACAGGCCAATTGCACAATCTCAAGTACAGCACGGTGTATGACCTCGACAATGCCTACATCCGAATGGGCACGGAATCTGGCGAGCGTGTGTACATTGACAACCGGCACATCGCATGGTATGCCACCATCAACACCGGAAGCATCGGCCTGACCGGTGTGCTGTACTCGGAGGCTGGTAGTAGCTATATTGGCGCGTGCAGCAAGTACGCCAAGTACGGCTGGGTGAATGGACTTGACCCCACATCGTACGTTGGGATGCAGATCACCTACAACCGCAGCGATGACAGCGACGCGGATTTTAACACAACGCGGGTGGGTGTATCTGGCACGCTCAACTGCCGGAATCTGAGCGCCTGGGGCAGCAAGTCCCGTATCGTATCCACCAGCTTTGGCCCAATCAAGATGGCCGCTTTTGAAACACCAGTCCCCACCTTTGCGGATTGGGGCAAAGGCCAGTGCGGTCCGGACGGCTGGTGCCTGATTATACCTGATCCGCGCTATGCCGAAACAATCGCCCAGCACGGGCAGTTGACATGGCTGCTGACGGACTGCGATGGAACCGGCCACCTGTGGGCTGAGGATTGCGGCCAGTACGCTATTATACATGGTGCGCCGGGGCAGAAATTCGGCTGGATGGCTATGGCCGCCCAGCGTGGATATGAGGGCGAATATGCCGAACCCAGCGAATGCAATTATCCTGCCCCCCTGCCGGAGGGTGAAGATTTAGCCGCAATCACAGCCGCCCGCGCGCTGGATTCTAGTGCTGACGCTGCAGACAGCTTGTTGACCGATACCAACGCAAAACTAAATACCAAAAATCTGTTGAAATTGGAGGATAACGAAGCATGAAAAAACTGACCAGCGTTGCGGTGGTAACCACCGCAGAGGGCGAGCGCGTATCTTACGCTTACACCGAATTAGACAGTGATGGCAATATCACCAGCCAGAACAACAGGGCCTCTTTCGTGGCTCTGGATGATGATCTGCTGACCGCCATTGCAATTTTGAAAAACGCTGTAAACGCACGACTGTAAAGGAGAAAAAACCATGACTGACAACAAACGCATTAAAGATTGCAAACGCAAAGTTATTGCTGCAATTAATGAAGCAAGGCTGCCGTTTGCCGTCACAGAGTTGATTTTGGAGAACGTTTTGAACGCCGTGCGGGAGAACATGGCAGCCGAAGAAGCCGCGGCGGCAAACATCGAACCTCCGAAAACAGAGGAAGAAAAACCGCCGTATTAAGGCAGTGAATGGATGCGGTTAAATCCAGATTGGAGGGCGTGTAATGGCATTGCATGAAGTACAGCTGAAAGGATACAGTGTTAGACCCGGCAATTTATCGCTTGGCACTTTTGACAGTTACGGTATCGAGCAGCTGCATGTGACACTTGACGATACGTGGAGCGGCCTTGCGATTGATGCAACTTTCCACAACACGCCCAGCGATAAGGGCGTGACCATGCTGGTAGACGCAGACGGCCTTGTCCCCGTCCCGCCGGAAGCCTGCAAGCAACCATCTAAGTACGCCACTATCACGTTCCGGGGTGTGCAGGACGGCGTGCAGCGCATCAGCTGCAATCTACCCTACATGGTGCTGGATCACGGGCAGGTGCCCGGTGCTAACAGCACCGCCACTCCCAGCGAGAACGCCCAGGCCCTTGCCCAGATGCAGGACTTGCGGAACGGCGCTGTAGATGCCAAAAGACACGCAGAAGCCGCCCGCGATGATGCCGCCCGCAGTGCCGTTGCCGCCAAGGAATACGAAACCAACGCGGGCCAGTCTGCCACTGCCGCCAAAACGGCACAGAGTGCGGCAGAGACGGCAAAAGCCGGTGCGGAAACGGCACAAAAGGCCGCTGCATCCAGCGCCAGCAGTGCAAGTACATCCGCAAGCACTGCGACGACACAGGCAGCGGCGGCAAAATCCAGCGCCATGGCGGCAAAGGCATCGGAGACGACGGCGGGAAAATCTGCCCAAGGCGCAGCAGCATCCGAAAGCGCTGCCAAAGCCGCCCAGACAGCCGCAGAAACGGCCAAAGCAAACGCCGATACCGCAGCCAGCAACGCCGCGGCAAAGGCCACTGCCGCTGCCAAAAGCGCCGTTGCTGCCAAGGAATCCGAAGCCAGCGCGGGCCAGTCCGCCACCGCTGCGGCCAACAGTGCAACTGCTGCTTCCGGGAGTGCAACGGCTGCTGCCGGTGACGCTAAGACTGCCAGTGATGCTGCTGCAGGGGCAGCAGATGCAAAAGCGGCTGCGGTGGCTGCACAGAAAGATGCTGCGGCCAGCAAGGCTGCTGCCGCAAACAGTTCCGCAGCTGCCAAGACCAGTGAAGATGCAGCTGCAAAGAGCGCGGCAGATGCCGACAGCACTGCCAACAGCATCAAGGAGTCCATGACGCAGATTGCTGCGCTGCAGAAGCGCCAGAATGTGCTTGTTGGCAGCGAGACAGGCAACCCTATCGCCGTTGACGATGCTTTTTCCGCGCCGCTGTGTGGCCTGACCGTATACGGCAAGAGCACGCAGGACGGAACACCCACGCCGGATGCACCTGTGCCTATCGTGAGCGCTGGTGACAGCGGGAGCGTGGTGGTGAAAGTGACAGGGAAAAACTTGTTGTATCTCCCCGACGGGTCGAAACTCTCTAGAGGTATAACGGTTACTGCAAAAGATGGGTTAATATCAATTTCAGGCACGGCAACTAGTTCTGGCTATGCCAATTTAGACATCAAACCATTTATTGCATCCGGTGTGGTGATTTTATCCTCTAACATCGCATCTCCAAAGGTGAAACTTGTAACAAACACATGGGGTATTGCTCTTGCGCAAAACACTGCCGGTAAAATGTCTGATGTGGCAACCAGAATAGTTTTTATTGTCACCGAAGGACAAACATACAATCTCACTGGCGTAAAAGTTCAGCTTGAACTCGGCACAACCGCCACAACATACTCCCCTTACCGTGAACAGCTCCTCACCCTGCCCACTCCCAACGGCTTGCCCGGCATCCCTGTCACGTCCGGTGGCAACTACACTGACCCGCAGGGCAAGCAATGGGTGTGTGACGAGGTTGACTTGGAGAGGGGGGTGAAGGTGCAGAGGGTGAACGCTGTGGACTTGTCAACCTGTGTAATTACGGGTACAACTAATTTGGTGGCAACAAAACGACTTGCGATTCGGTTGCCACTCAAAGGTAAAGATTATACAGCAAAAGCCCTATGCAATAGATTGCCATATTTAGTTTCGTTTACTAGCGATACCATTCACTTTTATGTAGACACAAACAATGCGCAGGTTTTTATTCCCATTGGCGCTAAAAACCCGGAAGAAGGAGAATACATTTTATTCTACGTTCTCGACGCTCCTATCGAAACCCCGCTCACCCCTGCTGAAATTGCCGCCTACAAAGCCATCACCGCTTACGCACCCGACACCGTGGTGCAAGCGAGCGATGACGCAGGGGTAAAGCTGGAATATCAGCGGGACGTAAACCTCGTCGTCAAAAATCTTGAGGATGCCATTGCATCCATGACTACCACCTAAAAGGAGATATACATTATGGCTATCAAAAGTAAAGCACGGCACGACCTGACCCTGCGCTCCATCAAGCGGGAAATCGCCGCCGGACGTGACGTGGCATACTGGTTGGACAAGGCGTACACCCATCTGGACAGTGGCCTGCTGACGGAGGACGACATTGCAGAGGTGGAGACTCTGGCACAGGCGTACTACGACGCTCTGGACGCTGAGGACAAGGCGAACGCTGAGAAAATCACGCAGTAAGGAGAATATCATGTCAAGCACTGCATACGCACACGTACGTTTTCTTGATGGGACTTTGGCTGACGATCAAACAGAAAGGGCAACAAATCATGAGACTTTCAAACGGTGAATGCCGACTGGAAGACCTACCGACAGGCCCTACGCGGTGGAGTGGCCTGTTCTGTCTGTGGAATAAAAAGGAGAGTGAAACCGATGAATGATAAAATGATTCTGTCGCCCGAAATGGACGAGGAACTGTCGAACGGGAAGGGAGAGGACGAGAATGAGTGATTCTGCACTGGCCGTTTACACAGCCATCAGCCCAAACTGCAACCGGCCCAGGAGCCAGCCCATCAGCAAGATTACCGTACACCACATGGCTGGCAACACAACGCTTGAGGCTTTCGGCGCTCTTGTCGGTAAAACCTCTCGCCAGATGAGCGCAAACTACGCCATCGAAAGCAGCGGTCGCATCGGCTTGTTTTGCCACGAGGCGGACCGCTCTTGGTGTTCGTCCAGTCCGTGGAACGACCACCGGGCCATTACTATCGAAGTCGCTAACGACAGCGGCGCACCGGACTGGCACGTCAGCGACAAGGCGTATGCCGCGCTGCTCGACCTTTGCACCGACATTTGCCGCCGAAACGGCATCAAGGAACTGACCTACACCGGCGACAAGAACGGATCGCTCACGATGCACTGCTTTTACGCCGCCACGGCCTGCCCCGGTCCTTATCTCAAGAGCAAGTTCCCCGACATTGCGGCGCAGGTCACAACGCGCCTGAAGGGCGACGTGGCCGACGCTGCACCCGCCAAAACGCAGGAGCAGACGTTCATCGACGTGATGGCCGAGAAGTGCCAAAGCCGCTGCCTGAACGCGCATCTTTTGCCGTCGCTGTGCATTGCGCAAGCTTGCCTTGAAAGCGCCTACGGCACGAGTGAGCTTGCAGTACAGGCGAACAACCTGTTCGGCATCAAGGCCAGCAACTGGACTGGAAAGGTCTATAACAAGCAGACCAAAGAGTGGGACGGCAGCAAGTACATCACCATCACGGCTGGCTTCCGCGCCTACGATACGATGGTCGCCTGCGTCGAGGACTACATCAAAAAGCTCACGACGATGCCGCGCTACTCGAACCTTGTCGGCTGTACCGACATCAACAAGGCGTGCGAGTACATCCGCGCCGACGGCTGGGCGACAAGCCCGACCTACACGTCCAGTCTGCTGGCGGTCGTGAAACAATTCAACCTGACACGGTACGATGCCGCCATCAAAGAGGACAAGCCCGCCGCGCCGACGCATCAGGAGGTCTGGCTGGATCACATCGTACTGCCGAACGCTGCGGCGATGGAGTTCTACCTCATCGCCAAGAAATACGGGCTGGACAATGATAAGGCGTATCACGCTAAATTTGTGGAGGTGTGATGCCGATGCAGCATGTATTCTCGTTTACACTTGCGGAAGCCTGGGCGTTTTTGATTTATGCGGCGGGGGCTGCTGCCGCACTGTATGCCGGGGGAGTGGCTATCAGCAAAGTAATCACCGCAGTGAAAAAGCCTAAAGCCGACCAGGACAAACGCATTACACAGTTGGAGGGCCGCGTTTCAGCGGTTGAGGGATTCTTGAAAAACGACAAACACCGGCTTGACCGCATGGATGAAGGGCAGCACGTGACCATGCAGGCACTGCTTGCCCTGCTTGACCACAACCTTGATGGAAACAACATTGACCAGATGCAAAAAGCAAAGGAAGCCTTGCAGAAGCATCTGATCGGCTAAAAAAAGGAGAAAGCAAAATGGATATTTCTTTTCTGTCCGAATACATGATCCCCGTGATTGTTGGCATCTGCCTGTGCGTGGGCTGGATTGTCAAGCAGTGGATTAAGGATGTTGACAACCGGTATATTCCCACGATTTGCGCGGCGCTTGGTGTCGCACTGGCATGCTGGATGAATTGGCCTGAAATTACCGCTACCGTGATTTTGTCCGGCCTTGCAAGCGGGCTGGCATCTACCGGTCTACATCAGGCGTTCAAGCAGATTCTTGAGGGATTTGGCAATGGGAAGTAAGTTTGACTTCCGAATGAGCCGCAGCGACTATGATGACCTCTGTTTTGACCTGACCGATGACGAACACGCCGTACTGGATTTGCGGCGGCGCGGCTGGCACAATGCAGATATTGCGGCTGCAATGCATTGCAGTGAGCGCACCGTTAAGCGGTACGCCAAATCCGTACACGACAAAATGCACCGATAAACACATAGCAAAAGCCCGGCAGGTTCACAACCTGCCGGGCTTTTTATTTTTGCTTGTCTTTTTGCGCATTGTACCACGTTAAAAACTCACCAAAGAGGCGCTGCTCTGCCTCTTTGCGGGCGGCAATGGCTTTGTTTTTGTCGGCGCCGCAATACAGGTGGTACCGCTCCCCCTTAAAATAGATGTATGCGACATATTTTCCGTCTTTTCTGCACGACACACCGCGCACGCCTGTGGTGTTGTTCCGTTGGGCTTTGCCCGACGATATCCGGCTGACGTTGGTGCCGTCAACCTGCCCGAGCTTATCGGCAATGGGTTTGGTGGTTAGGTTGCGGTTTTTTATGCACCCGCAGCTGATCTGCTTGGAGTGGGCGATGGTACGGCTCGGCAGCTCCACGATTTTACCGCAGTTAAGGCAGCGGCAGCGGAAAACCCGGTTGCCGTCTTGCCTCTTCGCAGTCGGCTCGATAACGTACAAATAGCCAAATGTCTGCCCGGTTAAATCCCTAAACGGCGGCACGTTGCTCACCCCTCAAGGTACGCACGCAGGGCGGTGCGCACAATCTCGCTGCGGTTGGCACCGTCGGCAGCGCTGCGGGCATCCAGCTTGTCAAGCAGCTCCTGCGGCAGCAGGACGTTTAGTCGGGCATCCTCCACCACCTCGCCAAACGCCGCCTCGTAGTCGTTGCCGTCAAGGTACTGCTCTGCCCACTCGCGGGCGGCATCCTCGGCGATGGGGGTAATCTCCTCACCCCAGCCCCAGTTGCCGTCCTGTTTTGGGAAACCGTTGCCGTAGCTGTGTATAAAATACTTGCCCGCCTTGGTGCGGTATAAATCTTGTCCGCGATAGTAGATGTCATTGGGTAAGTAATTGTTTTCGTGGACACCTAGCCGCTGGGCGGTTTCGGTGTTGTAGCGGCTGCCGTTGATGATCTTTTTCATGGTGTGGCTCCTTTTTTTATATTACAGCCGTTCTGCATCAAACAGCTGAGAAACGGATACGATCTCAAAGGGGATTTCCTCACGCTTGCCGGAGCTGGTCGGTGCGGTGATGGTCAACGCCTGCAGCGCCTCGTCAATGGCTTGATTATAGTCGCCTGTCACGCGGATGGCGGGGACGAAGGCAAAGACCAGATTGATGTTGCCGTCCTTGGCTTTGTAGTCGGAGCGGATGCCGCCCGGCACAGCGTGGATGAAGTCGGGCAGGGAAACCGTCACGGCTTTGCGGTGCGGCACTCCTTTGGGTTTGTCGCCTTCGTATTTCCAGCCCTCCGGCAAGCGAAAGTTGCTGTAGGTGTCGTTCTGCACGGCGGTGAAATAGGCGTTTTCGGCGGGGGTGTAATTGCCGGTGCGGTGGGATGCCAAAGCCATGGTGATGATGATCTCGGTAGTCATAATGTTTTCTCCTTTGTTTGTGTGGGGTGTTTCGTATCTCTTATGTTGTACTTATTATAGCACAGATAATATTTAATGTAAATACTATTTTACAATAAAATATTATTTTTGCGTCAAATAATTTTCAAAATTCAGCTTTTGCAAAAACACGTCCCACGTTTGGCACTTCTGTGTCCTACGTTGGGACGTGCTTTTTTGTATAATGAGAGCAAGAAAGGCGGCAGACTATGGCGTTTCGGCAATACAATCCAAACCCGGACGGAAAGCGCGTCGGTGACTGCACAATTCGGGCAATTTCTGCGGCAACGCAGCAAGATTGGGAATCCGTATATACTGCCTTGATATTAGAGGGCTTTATCCTGCACGATCTTCCGTCTGCAAACTATGTCTGGGGCAGTTATCTGCGGCGGTGCGGGTGGAACCGTTCGGCAATTCCGAACAGCTGCCCGGACTGTTACACCGTTGCGGAATTTGCCGCCGACAATCCGACAGGCGTATATATTCTGGCTATGGCGACGCACGTTGTCGCTGTTGTTGATGGCGATTGGCTTGATACTTGGGACAGTGGCGACGAAACGCCGCTGTATTATTGGCAGAAAGGATGATTTACTATGGCGTTTGGCGTACCGTATCAGCCCGGCTATATGCCGAACTATTATCCGATGGGGCAGCAGATGCCGTCGGCTATGCCAGATCAGCTCGCACAGCTCCGGCAGGCGGCGTATCCGCAACAGCAGCCAACAGCGCAGCAGACCGCGCCTATTATCTGGGTGCAGGGTGAAGAAGGAGCCAAAGCGTATATGGTCGCGGCAGGGAACAGCGTGCTGCTGATGGACAGCGAAAACAGCACATTTTATATCAAATCCACCGATGCCAGCGGTATGCCGCAGCCTTTGCGCGTTTTTGACTATTCAGAACGCACGGCAAGCCAAAAACAGCCCGCACAGACCATGCAAAAGTCGAAAGAAGAATATGTCACAAGGCAAGAGTTCAACGCACTGACAGCACGCTTTGACGCGCTGACGGCAGATAAACCATTGACGCGCAAGAAAAAGGAGGCAGACAATGAGCAACCCTCTGTTTAACGCTCTTGGCGGCGGCAAAATGCCGGGCGCGATGGGACAATTTCAGCAGATGATGCAGCAGTTTCAGCAGTTTCGGGCAAATTTCCAAGGCGACCCGAAACAAGAAGTTCAAAAGCTGCTGCAATCCGGCAAGATGAGCCAGCAGCAGCTAAACCAGCTACAAGCTATGGCACAACAGTTTCAAACATTTATGCAGTAGGTTCAAACCGTGCGCACGGTGAACAATACATTCAACTTTTGAAAGGAGTTAAACATGAGTCTTTCTTCTGACGGCACTGTTATGACAATGCCTGTACAGCCCGCGAATACGGGCAATGGCAACGGCTGGGGCTTCGGCGGTGACGGTGCTTGGTGGATTATTATCCTGTTCCTGTTCGTTTTCTGCGGCTGGGGCGGCAACTGGGGCAACAACGGCTTTGGCGGCAACGGCAGCACCGGTGCAGTTGACGGCTACATTCTCACCAGCGACTTTGCCAACATCGAACGCAAAATCGACGCCGTGAACAACGGCCTGTGTGACGGCTTCTATGCTCAGGCGCAGCTTGTCAACGGCGTGCAGAATACTATGCAGCAGGGCTTTATGTCGGCTGAAATCAGCCGTGCCAATCAGCAGGCGGCATTTATGCAGCAGCTGAATGCCATGCAGATGCAGCAGGCCAATTGCTGCTGCGAGACCCG